ATTTTCTATAAGATTAGGTTTGTTAAATTGCTTCAATCCCAAAATTGCAACTGCATCAGATAAATGATGAGTACGTTTCGTTTCTGGTTTTTGATTAGATATTCCAGTTAACCAATTTGTTATATCTTTATCTGCAAAAAATACTATACAGGAATCTCCAGCTTTAACTGGCATAGTTATATAAGCACCGCCAGAAGATGGCATTATAATAGGCACTCCTGATATAACTGGATATTCTGTAAAAGAATTATCATCCTCTTTCTTTTTAGAATCTATTTTGATATTTGCTTTTTGCGTTTTAAAATCATAAGATTCAATAATTCCTGGCATACAAACATTTATAGAGTTCGTAATTTTTGTTTGTAAAGCTTCTAAAAACTCATTATACATTTCAGCTTATCTATCTACTACAATAAGTTTAGTATACCACTCATTACCCATATTGTCACCAATGTGAGTTAATTCTTTTATCAAAAAAGTACCTTTTAAAGAGCTACTATCTATAGAAATTAAATCTCCAACTGAATATTCACCTTTTTCTTTTTTTTCAAAGTCTTTGTTTTTAATTGTTCTATTTGGACTTTCTATTAAACCCGTTTCTGCAGATAATAAAAAAGCTTTTAAAGTTGTCGATGAGTTTTTTGTTAAAATTTGTATTTGCCCATTTTGTATAGACCATTCAAAATCATATTGCATAGCCAAATCTTGCAATGCATCAGATACAGTGCCTACAAAACTATAGCCGTTTTTTATGTTCTGAGGTTTTAGATTTGAAAAGCGTAAAGGTAAATTTATTTTTTGAATTATAGTATCAATTATAGTTTTAGTAGATGTATTTTCAGCAAATGAAAGCTGAATATAATTGTTTTTTATAGCTTTAAATCCATCTTTAGAATATATAGTAGTTACAATATCTGGAGCATAAATATAATGTGTTACATCACTTACATTACCTTGTGCTATTTTTATCAAACCCACATCTTCTGAATATCCGCACTGCATTTCAAAAAAAGCATATTGCTCACTACTAATAGCATTTCTCTCTTTCTCTGATAAATTATAAATATCAACTCTAGAAAAATTACTTTTTAATTGCAAACTTTTTTTTATTTCAAATTTTATTTTTAGATTTTCTATTAATAAATTTGGAGATATAGTTATACTATATATTCGATTAAAACTAACCATCAAAAAATCTTTAAATTTTGCCAAAAAGGATCTTCTGCCAAATCTTGTTCAGTTAAATAAAACATAGAAAATTTATCTGCTAAATTTTTTTCATCTATTTCTTCTGAATTGTCAAAGGAAGGTAAAACAATTAAATAACCTTTTGGCTTCTTTACACTTTGTACATTTTTTAAAATATTAGTATAAGGAACTAAAGAAAATCCACTTACAACATCTTCATCATCGCTTTTTATATCGAAGCTCCACAAACCAACTCGTTCATTCCATTTAAAAACAAATGTAAAAACTTCATTATCTATGATCAAATTTTCTTTATATAAAAAATTATTTTTTAATATTATTTGAATCATTATTTAAAAGGATTTAAATTAGTTAATTTATCAAGTTTTTCTTTTAAATTTGTTTTAGTTTTTTCCTTTTCTACAGTGTTTAACTCTTGAGTATCTCCCTTACCTAAACTTGCTAAATTAGAAACTCCAGGTAATGAAGATGGAGCGATCGCTCTTTTAACATTAACTATTTTACTAGTTACAAATTTAATCTGTTTTAAACTTATACTAAACTCCAAAGCATCTCCAGTCTTTTTATCGCTAGAAAAACTTAAAGTCTCTATAGCCATATTATCATATGTTTTCATCTTTGAAACTATACTTACCAAAGTTTTATTTTCTTTTAAAGTCTCTAAATAGTTAAAAGCTAAAATCTGTTTCTTACTTGGTCCAGTAATATAATTATAGATATTACTTGCTATATTACCTTCAAAAAAACCTGTCAAAGTATTTATATCTGATAAATATAAAGAATTATTGGTAATCAAACCGTCCATTTTAATGACAGTTGGATTGCTATAAATATGATCTGATATATTTGAACCGTTTGAAATTGGATGGTTTGTAATAGTGTTAGAATAGTCAATAACTTCAACCATTGTAGCATCTAAAAGCAAATCTCCAATCTTTCTTTTAGAACCAACAAGATAGTTTTTTCCAAGTAAAGCTATGCTACTTATTGAAGCTATGAGTGAAGTAGTAGACATAAACTATATACTTTATATACTTAGATTATTTACCAAATCAGAAAAATTTAACTCAAGTTCTTTTTTTATTAATTCGCTAATGTTTAAAGCCGTAGATCTTGCTTGGTCAGCAGTGACATTATCACCTACAGAAACATTATCTATTTTTATAGAGAAATTAGGACTTAAATTTATATTTTGAGATTTGGTTGTGTTTTTATTAAAATTAGAACTTATAAAATCTGGTTTAAAAGGTTCTGGTGTAAAAAATTCACGATTAGGATTAAAAAAAGATTGTTTTGATAATTCTTTTTGATTTAAAAATTGTGTATTTAAAGATTCTTTATTTGGTTTAAAAAAAGAATTTTTAGAAACTAAATTAGAACTTAATTTTGAATTAGAATCTTTATCATTATTTTGATTAAAACTTGGAAATTTAAAATTTATATTACTTAAACCCTTAAACAAAGTCATAGTTTGATTTGTTACAGATAATACAGATTTAGAAAAACTATCTAATACACCTTGCCACTTTTCAAATTTTCCAAAAACCAAACCAAATACTGAATCTATACCTTTAGTCCAACCTATTAAATCTTCAAACACATCATTTAAAGCTATAACACCAACAGTTATAAGTTTAAAAGTTCTAGAAATTGGTAAAAAAAGCGGTAATACATAACTAAATATTACTCCAACTCCAGACATAGTTTGTTGTAAAAAGCCAAATTCTTTTTCTAATTTTGAAACGTAATTAATTAAAGAGCCAATCGGTTTTAAAACAGAACCAAAAATATCACCCAATAACATCAAGCCCTTTCCTAAAACATTTGTTAAAATGTTTGATAAATTTCCTATAAGTTCTTTATTTTGTAAATACCAATTCTTAAAACTAATAGTTAATTTATTAAAAACAGGCATATAAGATAAACCGATTGTAGTTCTAATATTATCTAATATTGTACGAAACTCAGCCCAGTTTTTAATATATTCTTTAGAATCAGCAATGTTTTTAGGCGTAAATATATTTGTTAAATTAGAGGCTTCTAACATTGATTTCTTAAAAGAATCTGATGATTGCTTAAAAACATTTGCTAGTTTTTTATTTTTATCAATCATTAAAGATTGTAATGTATTTAATCTTAAGAGAGGATCTTTTATTTTAGAAACTTTATCTGCAAATCCAGCCATTGTCTTAGTAATCTCTCCGTAAGAATTACCAAATTTTTGAGACACTAATTCTAAAGCTTGGATTTTTCCAGATGTTAAACCAGTTTTTTTGGAAAGCTCATCTAAAGAATTTGCAGTTTTTGCAACACCCAAAGCTACACCAGATAAAACGACATTACCAAAGAAAATCCCCCTAGTTGCAAATTTTAAACTGTTGAAACTTAAATTTAATTGATTAACATTCTTTTTTAAAGAATTGATAGATTTTTCATAATCACCAATTCCTGTTTTATACAACCAAACGCCACATCGGCCATTCGTTTATAATCTCTTCGCTTAATCCGAAATTTTCGCAGGAGTTGAATTTACTTTTATCCCAGAACTTTTTTTTTGTGAATATTGCGCATGAGTTAATAAACTTCCTATAATTATTACATGTGCTTCGTCTATTTTGCCTTTAAAAATATTATCAAAATTATCTTCTGTAATAAATACACCATTTCGCATAGTATTTTTTAATATTTCCAAATAATCATTGAAAGATAAAGAAGCAATAAACTCATCAAGATCTCTAAGTCTTGATCTATATTTTCCAATCAAAAGAGCAACCTCTCTTGTTGTTAGTTTTAATACTTCGTATTTCGAATCAATTGAATTAATTAAATGATGTTCTAACCCTGAATCACTAAAATCTATTTCTATAAAGTCTGGATTTGAATTTTTAACTTTTGTATCTTTTGTCATAATTTTATACTATTTCTTTTAAAGAACCAAATGATTTAGTAGCCTTCATCATTTCTATTGTAAAAGCTGTATTCCTCGTTGCGTTTGAAGATAAAACCCCACCTAGTAAGTTTACGATGCATTCAGCACAATCAAGCACTGTATCAGTACTTGAATCAACAAACCTGACAGGAAATGAAATGCCATTTTCAGCCATGTTACTAAGAAAACTTATAGAACTTGAGCCAATACCCAAAGTCACTGTTAAAATTATATTTCTATTATGTAAAGCTCTTCTAAAAGAATTACCATCTATATCATTATCTGTCTCATATAATGGACCAGCTACTTCATAAGTAATCCAATCTCCAATGATACCACCTTCTATTCTTTGAGGACCTACAATAAGTGAATGTTTTTTTGTATCTTGCGTCTCTGTTGTCATTTTTATATTCCTATATTTTTAATTAAGCATTTAAAGCAGTTACTATTCCATAAATAGTCCCAATTTTTTTGATTGCATAACTTAATGTAAATCTAAAACTAATACCATTTAAAATTCCAGATGCACGGTCTTGTTCAGAAATGTTATTTAAATTTGGCATTGCCACATCGCTACTTAAAACTCTTTCTATCACTCCTCTATTAGCAGCTTCAATTAAAGCTTGCATAATAGCTCCAGAGACCAAAGAAAACCCAAATGCGTTATAAGGAACAATAGGTTTAGATAAAAAAACATTAAGTAGATTTTCTTTAATTGTTGTTATAACCCAATCTTCGAAATAAGAAATTTCAAAAGCATTTCCATTAGCAACTTTACCGCAATTCACACCGACTCTTGGGTTTGTTTCGTTAGAAACATAATCATAATAATTTATGTTATTAGTCTCAAGGGCTAATTTTTGAGTACTATTTAAACTAGCTGGCTGAACACCTGAAACATCTAAGAAACTCAAAGTGTAAGTTCCAGCATCCCTAGGTAAAATAGAACCCATAATAGCTGCGTTTGGGTAATCGTTATTAGCATCCTTAAAAAAGGTAACAACTCTTTTATAATTTTGATCTTTGAAATACTTAGCCAAAACAATTTCTTTCCCAGGAATTATATTGACAGCAAAAACTTGCTTGTTAGCTTCTGTTGCTACGGCTAAAGCTTTTAACTCATCGTCTATAATATCTGCAACTGTAGCAGTAGGGGCAACTATTACGCAATATGCATATTTACCAGAATTAATAAATCTTGTATGTAATTGAACCCAACTTTCTGCAGATTTTTTTTGACAAATAAAAATTCTAGAAGCACTCGGTTGTTGTAAAAATATTTTTGATGCACATTTATATTCTTCAGTAGAAGCACCTTGCGCGCTCGGTGGGTAATCAACCAAAACTTCTCTTAAAGATTTATATTCTTTAATAGTTTCATCGTTATTTTTCGAATTACCAAGTATTAAAATTGTAGAAAATTGCTGTCTTGTAACTCCGAGACTTTCTCTCGTAATAATTATATCTCCAATTAAATCATTTAACATTTATATTATTCCTTTATTATTGTCTCTGTCGTTAGAAAGCTCTCAAAGCTATCTAAACTATTGTTTTGACTATCTATATTATAAACTATATTATCATCTTTATCTACAATAATCGTATCGTTATTTACTTCATCTGTAATTTCTATATGCCTTATAGAGTTAATTATGTTTGAAATATTTTGATTATAGCAAATTAAAAAATCATAAACAGCTCGATATTCATTCTTTGCAGATAAGGCGGTAGGTAAATATATAATATCCGATAAATCTCTTACGTAAGCTATCTCTCCTTGAAATACGCGATAATAAGAATAATTATCAAACCCAAATTTTATTTTGTTAAGTAATTCTGTACATTGGAACATATCGTCGCAAAATGCTTGTATTTGTACAGTACCATTCATTAAATAAGTTCTCTTTTCAACTGTATTTAAAAATTGATCTGTCTCGTGTTTTGTTATACGTAAACCTTCTATTTTTTGACTAGAGATACTAACTGTAATAAAAGGTTTTGTAGGATTTGGAGCGTTTTGATTTGCTATGTTAACTTTAACTGAATTATCATCTACACATTTTATAACAAACTCCAGTAATTTTTTATAAAGATCTTTTTGTAGCATTATTCTAACTCTACTGCAATTAATTCATAATGAGATAGGTACGTCATATCAAATATTTTCTTTTTCAAGATTAAATATTTCTTATTATATAACATCACTATATCTGGATTTGTTTCATTTTCTTCTGATGAAAATAATTCTGTATCTGTATAAATTAGATAAGATGATTTTTGTCTATAACCTTCTGGTAAAATTTGAGTGATTTCTCCAGGCGCTGGTTGGACCGACGCTTCTATATCAAAAAACGTTTCCTCTCCATCTTGCCACAAACCAAGATTTAATGAGTCTACATTTTGTACATAATAACCAGGTTGTTTTCTAAAAACTTGAATTTTTCTTTTAAAAATGTTTGGAATCATTAATAAATCTATATTTCTTATAAAAGAATAATAAACTCATTGAAGTTAATAGTAAACTAAATATGAATACATATGAAAAATTATAAGAAACTAAATACCCACCTATCAATGCAGCTATAAAACTTCCAAGCCCTACAAATAAATTCATTACACCGCAAGCTGTGCCGTATTTTTCTTTTGAAACATTATTAAATAGTAACTTTGTAAAACAAACTTGACTACCTACTCTTTGTATACCCCAAAAAAACAAAGCTAAAAAAGCCATTTTTAAATCTAAAGTTTTACAAAATATAAAGATTGTATTAAAGATCACTAAACTAAAAAAAGTTATATAGACAGCTATTTTTTTATGTTTGGAATCTAAAATCATTCCTAAAAACGGAGCGATTAAAAATGATATACTATTAAATATTCCTATCGCACTTAAATAGAACCATGGTTCTATAGAGTTTTGTTTTAAAAACAATATAATTAAACCGTCATTAAACCTTGCACAGAAAAATAAAAATATTATTATATATAGTTCGTAATTATCTTTTATAAGTTCAATTGATGAATATTTCGCAGTTTCTTTTTTTATAATTTTCTTTGTAAAATCTTTCATTAAGCAACTTAAAACAAAAGATATAAAACATAAGAATGTAGCAAAGATTATTAAATTAGCAATTAATGCAAAACTTAGTTCTTTTGACAGATAAAAAGATGTAACAATAGATCCAAACACACACCCTAAAGCTCTAGAAGAGTTTAGTATACCTAAAGACATTCCTTTTTTATGACCACTCATAACACCAACGAAAGCATCTCTCGGCGATGCAAAAAAACCATTGCTAAGCCTCTCTAAAAACTTTGTAGATATTAAAGTATAAATATTTGGTATTATTAATAGAAGTTTTGAAAAGAAAGCTAATATTATTGCTATAAAAAACAATCTTTTTTTGTTTTTCAATTTATCGAATAGATATCCAGATATTAACTTTATAATATTTGATGAGAACTCCCCTACTCCTTCTATTAAAGCAAAAAGAAAAAGAGATATACCGATTACTTCAACGCTTAACAAAGGTATAATAGTCATGCCTATCGTAGTTGATGCGGCAAGTAAGAAGTTTATTATATATAGATTAATCATTTAAATAAACTGATCAACATAATAGCTACACAAGTAAAAAAAATAGTTAGACAAGTAGTTATAGCAATGTCAAATATGTCAAATGACAACAACCATAAATAAAATACTTTTAACAAAGGTGTTTTAGGAATTGGTGAGTTATATAATTCTAGTAAATCAAGAGGATTGTTAACTGTACTTAATTTTTGTAGTATTATGTTTTTTAAATATTCTCTTACTATAGAATTAGTTTTATAAGATTTTATAGATGGTTTAATTAATTTATCTAAATAAAAAGTAAAGTTATTAAGAATTATATTAGTTATAAATAATTCAAAAGCTTTTATTTGAGGACATCTTCTCATATAGGGTTTTCCTGAAAGTAAACATGGTTGTTTATAATCTGGAGATCTCATTAGTAACATTTTCAATAAAAAAAACTCATCTACAAAATCAAGGTGTGCAAATAATTTTTCAGATATGATTTTTTCTAATATAAAAATTGATTTTTCTGTAACTTCGTTAGAGTTTAAAACTATATCAAACGTTGTTTTGTTTAAAAACTTATTGTTCTTATTAACTATTTCAAATAATATATCTATATCAAAATCATTTTTTGCAATTTCAAATAATTTATCAACACAAATTTTAGAGTCTTTAAAAAGACCTATTAAAACTTCAGATTTTGTTTTCATTTTATTATAAATCGTATAATGTTTTAAGGGTTTTTTCTAAAATCCTAATGGTTATTAAAATAATAAAGAGTACAAGACTAATTGATATATAAATATTTGTAAAATAACTTATTATAACATAAGTACTTTGCATTGCTACAAACAAAGCTAATGATAAAATAAAAGGAAGTAATAATATGTCTAACGATGTAATTAATATTTTTTTTAATAAATCCATACTTTTTACTCCTTTTTAAATAGATTGGGCTTTGATAAATCCGAACATTCTTGAGTTGTACCATCTGGGTTTTCTATCCATACATATCTTTGAACATTATGGAACTTTGCTTTTGTTTGTATTATTTCTTCAGGAAAGTAAAAGTGTACCATATGCTGTTATTTATTTGAATTTGATTGGGAAAAAGAATAACAAATAAACCAAACGGAAAAACCTATTAATACAACAAAGGTAATAAAACCAGTCATCAATCCAACGATAATCTCTGATGTTATCCAAAATTTTAATAACCAAAAAAATGCTTTAGATATAAACACTCCTAAAATCATTATAAGAAACATCAAACCAAAGAACTTAAAGCCTGACGGAAGCATTGACTCAAGAGCCAAATACTCCATTTCTCTTTCTAACCTCTCTCTTTCTCTTATATTGCTTTCATAGCCATGAATTCTTACTCTGCAATCAAAACAAATATAATCTCTACAACAATCAGGATATGATTTTTTATTATTCATATTACTTACTATGTATCATCATAAAATCTTGTAACTCTTTTAAGTGAGAGTCTACTTGTTCAGGCTCATCGCTCAAATTAATATCTTTTCCAGTTTTTACAAAGTAATAAAATTCAGCAACTTCTTCTATTAAATTGTTTGGTCCTAAAATATATTTTGAAAAAATCCCAAAACATAAAATTATTCCAAAAATAAATTGCTTAGTTAAATATTTTTTTATAAAATTTATCATTTTAAAACGCCTTATTTTTTATTACTTTGTTTTATTATATCAATCGCTAAATCTATATAAAGAAGTATTTACTTTTTTAAATTTAAAATCTCGATCTCTCTTCCCAGTCTTCTCATCTCACCTATCATATTCGCATATTCAGCATCTTCTTCATCTAACTTTCTCTTTTCTTTTACCTTTTTAATTTCTATTAAAGTTTCAGATGCTATTTTTTGTACATGTAATTTTGAATGAGATTGATAAGAATTAATCAAATCAATCATTTCTTTATCAAATTCTTTAGACAATTTGTATAAACACAAAAAGGCTTGTTTGACAAAAGACACCCTGTCGTCATCAAAATATGGCTTCATGATTTCTAAGATTTGCTCTTTTAAAAAAGGAAATGATTTAACAAGTTTTGATTGAAACCTTAAAGTTTCAATTTGTATATATTCGTTTTTATTATCCAAATAAGATTTAGATAAATTAAATATTTTTTGTATAACTGAATGATCTTTTTCGTCTTTTAAGTAAATGCGAATAAAATTAAAAAATTTGTTTAGGTCTTGAGAGTGATATGAAAAATCACAACCGAAAGTCTCAAAAATTGAAATTATAAAATCGCTCCTTGTTTTTTCTGGATATTGGTTTATCAGCGGTATTAAACAGTATTCTCTATATATGAATTCTACCTCCTCCAAACTATCTTTGTAGTTATAACTATTTTTCAACAAATTAATTATTTCAGATTGAAGAGTTTTAGAATGCTTTCTGATAACGTTTGAAAGATCGTTTACAATACTCGACCCATGTTCGTCTACCATAGTAAAAAAAATTAATTTTGAAATTTTTTCTAAAATAGATTTTTCGGATTCTTTTGAAAGATTAACTCTTTTATAATCTTCTTCGTGTATACTATTTAAATCAAAGTAGAATTGTTCTATATATTTTCTTTTCATTTTTTTTTTCATTAATTTAGTTATAATTGCTTTATATAACAACGTTAACAGTAAGTCAATAAGTTTTATTTAAAATTAATGAATTTAAAAGATTTTCTTGTGTTAAGTTTTTGTTTAAAAGAGCTTGGTAGATTCTTTCATCTATGCAATTTTTTGCAATTAAATGATTAATTTTTACAGATTTTGTTTGTCCTTGTCTATGTAGTCTAGCGTTGAATTGCAAGTAATGTTCAAGGTTCCAAGTCATACCAAACCAAATTATTGTAGATCCTCCATTTTGTAAATTCAAACCCATTCCAGAAGATGCAGGATGACATAAAAGTAATTTTATTTTTTTTTTATTCCATTGTTCTACAATTGTAGAAATATTATCTGAACATAAGATTTTAGCGTCTGGAAATCTTTTTTTTAATCTTATTAAGTCACTTTTAAAATTGTAAGCAACTAAGATATTTTCATTTTTATTATTTTCAATAATATCTTCTAAGGCATCTAATTTAGAATTATTTAACTCAATTATATTTTTGTTTTCATCGTAAATAGCGCCATTACAAAATTGCAGAAGTTTATTACATAAAACTGCTTGTGTTTGAGCAACTACAGTATCATTTTTCAATTCTAATATAAAATCTTTCTCTAGTTCTTTATATTGTTTTTCATTTTCTAGATCTACATAAGTAACTAAATCAATTCTTTCTGGCAAAGAAATATAATCAGAGGCTTTCAAAGAAAAAGCTATATCTGAAATTTTATTAAATAAATCCTTTTCATTTTTAGGAAAACAATCATAAAAGAAAAAAGATCCAGAAAACTTATTTGTCTGAGTTTTGTAATTAAAATTTTCAGAAATAAATTTACTCATTGATTTTTCAAGCCTTTGCCCTTTGTCCATCAAATAAATTTGCGCCCATATGTCCATCAGACCGTTCGGAGACGGTGTGCCTGTTAGTTCTACCAAATAATCGCTTTTGATCTTAGAAAGTGCTTTAAAACGCTTAGATTTGGCATTTTTAAAACTAGAAGCTTCATCAATGACAATCATATCGAAATTAGATATAATTTTTTTATTTAAAGACTGTAATAAATCTGGGACCGTTTCTCTGTTTGTAATGTAAAGTTGAGTATCTTGTTTAAAAGCTTTATCTCTTTTTGGTTTTAACCCAGTACATATAGTATATGTAATATCTTTAGTATGTTCCCATTTTGATAATTCATTATGCCAAACATTTTTAGCGACTTGAAGCGGAGCTATTATTAAAACTCTTTTAACTAGATTTTCTTTTAAAAGATCTGATATAGCAGTTAAACTAATTATAGTTTTACCGCATCCCATATCTAGATGCAAAGCACATTTTTTTATAGTTTTGATTTTACTGACTAAGTTTTTTTGATAATCATGTAAATCATCTTTTAATCTCATTTACTCTTCTTTGTTAAGATGTTCAAAATCTTTTTCAATTTGCTCTTTTGTTTTAGAAAAAGAGGGGTTTTGAAAAGTAATACTAATATTTGCTGGAGTATCAGATTGATTCTTTAATTTCGATAATTTTTCATCTATATATTTAGCTGCATCAAGTCTAAGTTTTTCTTGAAGACTATTTTTCATAATGTCTATTATTATTTTTATTGAATCAATAGCATATTTAGCTTTTGAAATATCTATAGCATCTTTTAGTTCTTTGTTTCTAGCTTTTAAACGTGAAAGAGTTTCATGACAAACCCCAACATATTGCTTTGCAATTTCTTTTTCTGAATATCCTTGAAGTACTAACTCACTTATTCCTAATATTTTTTCTGATATTTCTTCTTCAGAAGAACCTAAAATTGATAAATTATTTAAATTAGTTGAATCGCTTTTTTTATCTTTTGATATTGTTTTTTTTTCTTTCATAAAAAATAATTATATAGATCAAACTTTAAATTTGTAATTATGTCAAATAGTACAAAACCCAAAGTACATTGAAAAGCAATTAAAGAAAAATTAATTTGTTTTATTTTGTTTTCTAGAGCCGAAGAAATTGTTTCAAGTAATTCTTCAGAATTAGAACTAAAAATAAATTTTTTATATTTAAAATTGCATTTGATAGATTGTATACAAGAAATCAAACAATAAAATAATAAAAACTCAATTATAATTAAAGTTAAAATATCTTTTATATAAAAGTTAAAAGTTATTATGCAGATTAAATATATACAAAGTAAGGATAAGGATTTTTTATGTATTTCTTTAACATAAGAATTTAAAAATGTACTTTTAAACTTTTGCATTATTACCGACGTTAAAATTTAAGTAAAAAGGAGAAAGATCATAATCGACAGACCCAGATAAAAAATTTTGTTTTTCTTTTATGAAAGAAAGGCAGGCAAAAGTTGCAAGCAGACTTTTAGTTCTAGCGTTTAAAATAGCAATTTTAGTAAGTTTATCAAATGGATAATCAGCTAAATGTATCCTAACATCCTTTTTGCCCTTTTGTTCTTTTATAAAATCAAAACTTTCTAAAGAGGTCGGTTGAAATTTGTTATCGTTAACAATTACCTGTGAAAGAAAATTTAAAAGAACTAATCTTAACATTCCGCTTAAAGAAGAATTATATAAAACTGCTAATTGCTCTAAAGAACTTTCTGTAGATTCACAAACGCTAAAACTAACACAATGTAGTTTTTTCTTAATTAAATTAGGTTTTAAAAGCTCTTGTAAAACTTCTTTTCTTTTTACTTCGTTTATCATTTTAAACCATTTACTAATTCTTTTATTTTATCTGTTGTCATTAGCTTAATATATTTGTTATATATATATATAT